CCCACCAGCTTTGCTACGCAGGCGAGGGCGGCCTCCGCCAGATTCTCAAGACTGCAGACAATACCGTCCACCAGCGTGGTCAGCATAGCTGCACCGCACTTGAGGATGTCCGGCAGATGGGCGATCAGGGCAGCTGCCCATTTGGCGATCAGGGCAGCTGCCGCCGTGATGAGCTGGGGCAGGTTATCGGTGATGCCGATGACGAGGCTCTCCAGCAGCTGCATACCGGTGTCCATGATCTCGTCTGCATGGTCGCCGAGATAAAGCATAAACTCGGCAATGATCTCGGTGGCGCTGGTGAGCAGGGCGGGAGTGGCATTGATGATGCCTTGCGCGAGGGCTGCCAGCACCTCAGCACCGGTGTCCAG